GAGGTTGAGACTTTAGACCGCCTTATCTCTGGAGACCAAAAGGAATCCGTAGGCGGGAGTTCGCTAAAAGACGACCCAGAGGTAAAAATCGCGGCGTGGAAATTTACAGTTGAGCAAGAAGCCTACGATGCGTGGAAAGAGCAACTTTACGATGAGTTCGGCAAAACAAAAAGCAAAGCAAACTCTGGCATTAAAGAGCGCCTAGGATTCCCAGAACGAGTAATGGAGAAGCCAGAACGGATTGAGGAGCGCTCGGAGAGTTCGCCCGAGGATGTTGAGACCGTATCGGTAAATGAAATCCAGACACACCCGCTTAATCCGCGTGAGGGCGATATTGGAGCCATCATTGATTCACTCTCAACAATGGGGCAGTACAGACCAATCGTGGTTAATCGCCTTACCAAGCATTGCGTATCAGGAAACCACACACTTCAAGCAGCAGTTCAATTAGGCTGGGAGAAGATAGCCGTTCATTGGATTGAGGTAGACGACATAGAGGAAATCAAAATCCTCATCGTGGATAACCGCACCTCAGACTTAGCCACTTATGACTCTGGAGATTTGAATAAGTTACTGACCAGTACGAGTATCAAGGGAACGGGATTCTCACGGGAAGAAGTCGCAGAGATTCTTGCAGGGGGAAAAACTAAACCTGGACACAGCCCGATTGGTCGTACCAATATCAGGGTCGGCACACACTCAATGCGAGTTCACACCGAGGATTTGAATTCGTGGGCTAACGCGATACAGGGTTGGACAGACATCGCTGAGTTATTGCAGATACCTTTAGAAGCCTGTACGACAGAGGAGCGGGAATGAAACTCATCAACTCTGATTGCATTATTGCAATGAAAGAGATGCCAGATAACTCGGTAGATTCCATTGTTACCGACCCGCCTTATGAGTTGGGCTTTATGGGCAAAAGTTGGGATTCAACGGGAATTGCTAACTCCGTTGAGATGTGGAGCGAGGCGCTGCGAGTTCTCAAACCTGGAGGTCATCTAATTGCCTTCTCGGGTTCTCGCACTTATCACCGTATGGCAGTTGCTATTGAGGATGCAGGATTTGAAATCCGCGACCAGATTATGTGGGTGTATGGGTCAGGGTTTCCTAAATCAATGGATATAAGTAAGGCGATTGATAAAGCCTCGGGTGCAGAGCGCGAGGTTATTGGCAGAAATCCAAATGACCGTGAGCAAAACAGTCAAATTGATTTTAATGGTAAAGGCAATGGCTTCATCACCGCCCCCGCTACCGCCGCCGCGAAGCAATGGCAAGGCTGGGGAACTGCACTAAAACCTGCTCACGAACCAATGGTTCTTGCTCGTAAGCCGATTGTTGGAACTGTTGCTAACAATGTGCTGACTTATGGCGTTGGCGGATTAAACATTGACGGGTCAAGAGTTGGCAGAGCCGATGATGACATCTCCAAGGGTGGATATGGAAACGGTGGCATAGGAGTTGGCGGTGTCGGTGAAGGCAATGGCGAAGGACAGAACGCTGAATGGATTGAATCAACGCAGGGTCGCTTCCCTGCCAACTTCATTCACGATGGCTCAGATGAAGTTATTGCGTTATTTCCAAACAGCGCTGGTGCAGGTGGCTCAGTTCCAAATGTGAAAATTACAGGCTACGGCAATGGAATTGGTAATGGTCAAAGTATCTACACACCAAACGATAGGACAGAGTTCAATTCAGGCTCAGGCTCCGCCGCCCGATTCTTTTACTGCGCCAAGACTTCAAAGCGTGACCGCAATGAGGGATTAGAGGGATTTGAGGAGAAGGCAAAGGTTTTTAATGGTCAAAGCGATAAGCCTTCGGGAAATGCTAAGGGAAGCGTAGAAGATAAGTTCTCAACGCAACCATCTGCCAATAATCATCCAACAGTTAAGCCAACTGAGTTGATGCGCTATCTGGTTCGGCTAGTAACTCCACCACAGGGAACAGTCTTAGACCCGTTTATGGGGTCAGGCTCAACAGGTAAGGCGTGTGCCTACGAAGGATTTGATTTCATTGGGATTGACCAGTCAGCCGACTATGTAGAAATAGCGAGAGCAAGGATTGAGTTCGCTTTGCACCAAGAGGCGACAAAAGATATGGAACTTCCGTTCTAATGGTCTGGGGGTAGAATAAACCAATGGAGAAAAAAATTGGCAAGCGTTGGCTCGTATGGGGCAAAACTAGCGGACTCGCTATAGGTTTTACTATCTCAAAATATAACTTTTATATTGAATTAGGATTTTGGTACATAGGGATGGAATTTTAATGGCAACAGCAGTTGAAAAGAAAAAACCAACAGCAAAGCCAAAGAGCAATGCTGGGCGCAAAACAGTTCTTCTTGATGTAACTAAGGAGCAAACTCTCCTTGACTACATCCGAATTGGAACGCCTGTTCGAAAAGCAGTTACCGCTTCAGGGATAGCCGAAAAGACTTTCTATAACTGGATGAGTCGCGGATTGGCTGAAAGAGAACGCCAAGCGCTAGTGCCAAACGCAAAAGATATTCC